ATAGCCGTCCGGCGAGACCATCAGCGGGTAGCTGAAGACGCCGCGGTCGGTGCCGGCGGTGCGCGCCAGGGTGCCGATCGCCCAGTGCCCCTCGCGGTAATTGTACGACACATACGAGTCGCACTCGCTGTTTGATGTGCTCGGGTAGAGCCACCAGACCTCGCCGAATTGATTGTTGGCGACGGCGTACACCTTCGAGCGCTGGGTCTGCGAGAGGTTGTTCACCACATAGTCGAGCACGTCGCACTTGAGCGGGCGCACGAAGCCGTCGTACATGAAGAAGCCGCTCGGGCTCCACCAGTAGGCGACCGACTCCACCGCCGCCACGGCCTGGGCGCCGATGAGGCCGCAGCCGGTGGCGATGCGCTCGAAGCCGTACACATACGGCGGCCCCTGAAACTGGGCCGTGTGGACGTCGACATCCGTGAATATCAGGTTCACGCCGCGCAGGCGCTTGGCGGTGACGATGGAGCCCACCGTCTCGAGCTCAAAGTCCCCGGCCTGGTTCGTGATGGCCGGGGTCCACATGGTGTTGTCTTCCTGGTCGGACCAGGCCACCTTGCGCGCGTTGCCGCCGGCGCCGAGGGCGAACACGAACCGCTCGGCCGTCACGAGCACGGCCTTGTTGCTGACCGGCGCGTTGGCGAGCGCCACGCCGTCGTTCGCGGTGTTGAGGTCCCACTCGTAGATCTTGCCGTCTGCGTTGCTGCACGCCAGCAGGAACTCGCCCCAGTTGTCGAGCGTCCAGGTCGTGGCCGGCGTCACCGTGCCCGTGTCCGGGCGCGCCGTGCCGTAGGAGAACAGCCCGTAGGGGCCGCCGCCATACCCAAGATTCAGCACCGCGTCGGCGTTGCCGGCCGTGAAGCCCGCCGGAGTGATGTCGGTGATGGTCCCGGCCTCGTTCATGGCGTACAGCTTCGAGTGCGTCCCGATGCCGATCCAGCGCGCGTTGGCGTTTGAGCGCCACGCCAAGAGGCCGCGGCACTTGCCCGTGACCTGCCCGGAGGCGCGCTTGCGCCAGCCGCCCACGGGGCGCATGGTGTTCTCGTACCAGCGCACGAGCGAGGCGTCACGCCAGCGCCCGCGGCTCTGGTACTCGGTGCCGTTGCGGTACACGCCCGGCTGGATGTTCAGCGGAATAAGTGCCACGTCAATCCTCTGTCAGTCTCTGGAGCTCGGCGAGCCGCTCGGCGTCTCGCTCGCACGCCCCGAGGTGAGCGATAAAAGCCTCGTCAATCGCTCGCGCGTCGCCGGGCTCTCCGGGGGCGCCATCAGCCGCGGCGGCACCGGGACAGGCGGCGGGCACGCCGGGGGCGGCGCGGGCGTCGCGCAGCCGGCGAGCAAGCTCGCGGCCACGGCGATCAGCGGCGTCCAACCTCTCCGACAGTCCACGCTCTACCTCCTGGTGCCGGGCGTAAATCAGCGCCTCGGCCTCTCTGGCGGCCTCTGCGGCCTTCGCCCGCTCAAGGTACCACTCTGCCCTCACGGCCGCCGAGCCAGCCTCGTGGCCGCCCTGGTAGGCCGACCGGTGCCCGGCCCAGCCGAGGGCGGCCAGCGCAAGCGCCAGAGCCGCCCCCAGCCAGATCCTCACGCCGCCTCGGGCTTCTTCTTCGACAGCACCGACCACGCCGCCACGGCGAGGGTGGCGAGCGCGCCGCCCACGGCGGCGACGGTCTCGGCGTCGGCGAGGCCCTTGCCGACCAAGTAGCCGCCGATGGCGGCCACGACGGCGCGGACGATCCCGGCGATTTGTTCTGCGTTCATGTTCGTCTCCTATGCTTCGTTAACCGAGGCCTTCGCCCCGTTGGATGCGATGAGCGGCATGGGGCAGCCCAGCACGGTGAAGCCCGGGGGCCAGCGGTAGCCGAGCACCCGGGCGCGATCAAAGGGCGCCACCGTCACGGCGTTGCCCTGGTTCCCGCCGAGCACCATCAGGCGCCCGGCTTCGTCGTTTCCGACCACGAACCCGACGTGGCCGCCGCCCTTGCGATCAAGGATTACGACGGCGCCCACGGCGGGCTCACGGAGATGGTCGCCCCAGTCGAGCCACGCCCTGGCGCGGTACCAATGCTTTGGGCGCTTGATGCCCTCGCCCTCGAGCGCCGCCGCGACAAAGGTGCCGCACCACGGGGTCTCATCATCCGACCACCACGCCTTGAGCTCGCGCAGCCAGCGGGCGATGACGGGCGCGGTCGCCTTGCCGGGAATCTCCCGAAGGCTGAGGAAGGCGCGCGCGGCGATGAGCCAGCGTGGCTCCATCAGGGCTTCCTCAAATTCTTGAAGTGTACGGCGATCGCGAAGCAGCCGGCCGCGATCGCGATGAGCCCGGCGACCAGCGAGATGACCTCGTTGGCTTGGGTCATCCACGACACGCTGGCGGCGGTCACGCTGCCGGCGGCGGCGACATCGCCCACGCGCTCGACCGGGACTGTCACGGCTCCCCGTCCTTCGGCACCTGCGCCTCCACCTGCGCCTTCAGTTTCTGCCAGAGCGGATACCCGCCTTGGCTCGTCGGGAGCGAACCCAGCAGGTTCACGATGGCGACGGCTTCTTCCAAAGTCACTTCAAGTTTGGCTTCCATTAGACGCTCCACGGCAGCGGCGGCGAGACGACCGGCGGGTTCTTCTGGGCCTCAATCTGGCCCTCCACCGCAGCCTCTGTAGCGTCCTTGTCCACGCCGTTAGCCCAGACCCAGCCAAGCACTTGGTCGAGCGTGAGGTCAGCGTAGGGGGTGAACGCACCCTCGACGACGGCAAACGAGGTGGTCGAGTAGACCTGACCCGTGTAAGCGCCATCCACGCCCGTGCATTGCCAATGAGCCGTGACTACATAGTCAGCGCCTTCAGCAGACTGCGGGAGGCAGTCGAGGACAGAGATGTTCCAAGTGATAGTGGTCATTTATTTGCTCTCCAGTTGTGCGACACGCGCAGTAAGTTCTTGAATAGCAGCGGTCAGCGTAGCGACCAAGAATGAGGTATCAACACCTTGGTACCGTGGCTTGCCTTCAGCGTCCACAGCGTCCTTCTCGCCAACCACGCAATCAGGCACAACTTCCGCAAGTTCATGAGCGATGAAGCCCTGTCCATCAGAGCCATCAGCGTTCCACTTGTATGTGCAAGGCTTGAGCAACGCTACTTTTGCCAACGCACCTGTCATTGGTGCAACGGTGTTCTTTAAGCGGTAGTCGGAGGATGTGGCGTATGCGACTGTGCTTGCACTGTTTGGATATATTGACCCAATCACTGCGCCGTTATACCCAAAGGCAGCAAAATCACTTCCTGTATTACCAACTTCGTGGTGTATCAGTAAAGAACCGTTAGACGCTTTGGCTACAAGAGCATTTTGAGTAATGGTTGCAATAGTGGTTGCTGTCGTCCCAACCAGCAAATCCCCCCCGCTCGTGATGCGGGCGCGTTCGGTGTCTGCGGTAAAAAACCGCATATTTTTGCTAGACACCATGTTAAAGCGAATATCGCCATCGCCATCAATGAACTGACGGTACGATGCCGCGCCAGTTGATGACCGCGTGATGTACAGTCCAACATCCGCGCTTGTTCGTGCCAATTCAAGCGCGGCCCCCGGACTCGCCGTGCCGATGCCGACATTGCCGCCAATCGTGATGCGGAACCGCTCCGTCCCGGTACTGAAACTGTTTGCGCCGCTGCGGTACACCAACGAATCGTCACCCGCAGGAAAGCCCAAGATGCCCGAGTCGCGGATGCCGGAAACGCCCCAACGAATGAACGGGGAGAAGGAATCACTCGGCGCGACGACAATGACTTGCGAATCTGCACCAGAGTTGAGGGCGCGGATGTTGCCAGCAACATCGAGTCGAAACCCCGGCGAACTCGTCCCGATGCCGAGGTTGCCGGAGGAGTCGAGGCGCATACGCTCTGTGCCGGAGGTTAGGAAGTTCATCCACCCATCGGTGCCAGCGCCACCACGAGTAAATTGAATCCCACCGTTAAGATTTGCAATGTTGTTATCGTAATAAAGCCCAATCGTGGCTTTGATCTCACCGCTGCCACTAGTAGCAACTCCATTAGCCGCATACAACTGAAAATCTTCGTTGGTCAAACGACTGACAAGAGACGAATCAGTAGTGGAAGTGGCGCGAAAAGTAGATGTAGAAAGAAGCGTCCCATCAAAGGTCAGCGCACTACCACTCGTCGCCACCTTGCTGCCGTTCAAATACAACACGCCGTTGGCGGTGCCGCCGTTGAGCGTGAGGTTGCCGGAGAGGGTCTGCGCCGCGGCGTCGATCGTGCCCGTCAGCGTCGGAGACGCCGAGAGCACATTGTTCCCGGTGCCGGTGTTCG